GCGTGGGCTGTGGGCAGCGGGCGCATCGGCATTACCACGATCCACGGTGCCAAGGGGCTCGAAGCCGACCTCGTGATCCTCGACGGGTCGTGGTCGCGGCGCATGGAAGCCGACTGGTCGTCGCCCGATCCTGACGTGCGTGACGAGATGCGGCGGACGTGGTATGTTGCGCTCACCCGAGCCCGCCATGAAGCGGTCATCCTCGGGGCATCACCCGGGATGAGTTGGGCACGCACCCACACCGAGTGACAGCGGCGGAAACGCCGAGCTGCCTACCCTGTCGATACCTACCTACCCCCTGTCTAGGCTTCTGTCTAGGCACTTTTCGCGCCCACATCCCAGTCGTGCGTAGGGGAGTTGGCGTTTCGGACCGCTCTCTTATAGGAGCTTTTGGGAAACACACCTAGAAGTGCGTGTCGATTCTGAAGATGTATAGACAGGAGTCGTAACATTTCGCCCTATAGGAGAGTGCCCTACGGCCCGTTGGCATCGAGAAATCTCGTGTGACGCTTGACACTGCGAACGTGCCCAGACCGATGCCTCGACAGCCAAGACATGACACGCGATCGCAACACAACTGCGACTGAGGGTGACGAAACCGACCACATCCGGTGGTTATGTTACGGAATCCTGCCTATGCATGTCAGAGATGCCCAGACAGGCTGCCAACCCTTGACTTGTGGAGCCGAGTTCTGTATGGGCGCCAGATAAGCCACGACGGGCGGCGGTGCTAGTACGATGTGGACATGAGCAAGCCGCCCTATCCGAAGTGGAAAGACGAGGCGATCGTCGGCCAGATCGAGGGCCTGCTCCGCGACGGCGCCCCCTGGTCGCACGCAGCCGCCATCGCTGGCGTGCACCCAGCCACCCTGCGCCGGTGGCGGCAACGCGTGGCCGAGTGGGAGAGCGACGCGGACGGCGACCCCGCCGAGCTCGACGCCCTCGGCGTCGTGGTGAAGCGGCTGGAGCGGGCCAAGCACGACGGCGAATGGACGGTGGCCAGGGAGCTGTTGGCCGGCGGGCCGGACGGCGAGGGCAAAGGTTGGCAGCGCCTGGCGTGGTGGCTGGAGCGCACCAACCCCGAGCAGTTCAGCGTGTTGGAGCATTTCAGGGGCCGCACGGCACCCGAGCCCGAAGCCAACGAGGATGCGCGCCACGAAAAGTCGACGGTGGATGAGATCCAGCAGGCGATCGTTGCGGCCCGCACGGTCATCGAGGCGGAGTGACCGCCGACACCGTAGATCGCCTGGCTCTCCAGATCCCGACGATGCAGCAGTGGGTGCCACCGTTGCAGCGGAACGGGAAGGGGCCGTCGGCGAAACAGCTGCAATGGTGTCTCGACCCTCGGCGGGCTGCGATGTTTGGCGGCGCGGCGGGTGGCGGTAAATCTGTCGGCCAGTTGTGCTCGGCGCTCATGTTCGTCGACCAGCCGCATTATCGCTGCTTGATCGCACGTGAGACGCTGGCTGAGCTAACTGAGCCGAACGCGCTGATCGACATGGCCCACCAGTGGCTCGACGACACGACGGCATCGTGGGCGAAGCTCGACCGAACCTGGACGTTCCCGAGCGGCGCAAAGATTGTGTTTGGCTACCTGGCCGAGCACAACGTTCAGCGTTACCTGGGCTCTCAGTGGCACGCGATCTTCCTCGACGAGTGCACCGAGATCGACCCGACTGCGGCGCGTGAGTTGCGCACCCGACTACGGCGCGTCAAGGGGGACACAATCCCGCTGCGGTTCAGGGTGAGCACGAACCCCGGCGGCACTCATCACGCCTGGTGGAAGAAGCATTACGTCGACCGCGGGCTGTTGGTGCGGTCGTTCATGTCCGACAATCCGGGCCTCGACGCCGACGAGTACCGGATCACGCTCCGAGAGGCGACGACGGCGAGCCGTTTCGCCCAGCTGGCCGACGGCGACTGGGACAGCGTGGCGCACGAGGGCGCCAGCTGGGATCCCAAGGACATCATCTTCGTACCGGCGCCGGACCCGTCGCGGATCATGCGCTACGTGGTCGGCGTGGACACGAGTGCCAGCGCCAGCGAGACGGCTGACGAGTGCGGCATTCTGCTCGGCGCCGAGCTCCTCGATGGGACGCTCGTCGTGCTGGAGGACCACAGCCACCGTGCCCGCCCCGCGGCGTGGTCGGCGGCGGTGTCGGATCTGTCTCGGCGGTACACGGCCGATGTGGTCGTCGAGGGCAACCTCTCCGGCGCGGCGCATCACAGCGAGCTGTTCGCCGCGGATGGGGCGATGCTCGACCGGCCGCACGTCAGCGGCTCGAAGCAGTCGCGGCATGTGGTGACGGCGATCAGGTGCCGGCGCGGCGAGGTGGTGTTCGCCGAGGGCCTGCGGGGCGGGCCGCTGGTCGAGCAGATGGTGACGTGGGTGCCGCCGTCGTCGGGTGCGCGGCGTCGTGGTGGGTCGCCTGACAGGATCGACGCGCTTGTGATGCTGGTGCATCTCGGCGATGGAGCAACGGGCCTTGCCACGGCGTAGCTTCCCCGCGGCTAACCTCAGCCACGCAGCAGCGCCGGACGTCGGGGCGGCGTGTCGCTCATGCGCACCGCCCCGACCGTCTGGCCGTGCGGCACTGGCCCGGCACGGTCAGCAGCCACGGGACGACCCTCGCCGAGTGCGGGGGTCGTTTCGCGTGGCTACAATGGCGCCATGCTGCCGCTACTGACCATCGTGATCCTGGCGACGTTCGCCGGGCTCCTCGTCCGTGAGGACATCGCCGCCCGGCCGATCGACTGGCTGGCGCGGCGCGTGCCGCCGTCCGGTGTGGAGTTCGACGCGCCGCGTGGCGCGGCACTCCCGCGCCGGCTGTCGTCGCTGATCCCGGCGGGCCGTGCGTGGCTCGACGACGAGGACCGCATCCACGTCACCGACGGCTACGCGGTCGGCAAGCCGCTGATCTGCCCGCCGTGTGCGGCGTGGTGGCTGGCGGTGCTCGGCACGATCGTCGCGCTGGCGCTGGGTGCCGAGGCGGTCACGCTGCTCGCCCCGCCGTCGGCGTTCGTGCTCGCCTCGCTGGTGGTGTCCTGATGGCGTGCGCACCGTGCGCCGCCCGCCGCGCCGCTCTGGCTGCTCGGCAGGCCGCGGCGACACCGCCGCCCGCGCCCGGGCCGCTCGTCGACGCGGACGACGCGCCGCTAGGCCGTCTCGCTGACGGCACCGACGCCGACGCGACGCACCCGGTACCGCTCGGCCGTCAGGCTGCGCAGCACGGCACGCTGTCGGCGTGGCAGTGGACGTCGCCGCTCACGCTGTCGCAGGCCCTCAGCGCCGACCCGATCTACTCGACGATCCGCCGCGGCGACCTGTTCTTCGCGGTGGTCACCGACGGCGCCGTCGGCGCGCTCTCCCAGCACGCCCGGAAGGTTGACCAGTGAGAATCAGCACCGCAACCCCGCCAGCGCCGCCCGTCGCCGACGTCGAGCCGATCGTCGAGACGATGGCCCTTGCCGCGGCCCCGGCGGTCGACATGGCCCGCGCCGCCAACGAGGCCCCGCAAGGCGAGCCGTCGTGGTGGGCCGAGTATCGCCAGGTGATGCACGACCCGATCATGAGCCGCGGCACCCGGCTGAGCGTGGCCGACCCGATCAGCATGCCGCTCACCGTGGCCCGCGACCTCGGCGGGGACGAGCCGGTGCCCGACCTCGCAGCGACGGCGCGGATCGTGCCGACGCTCAGCAGCCCGATCGCCGACAGGTGGGCGACGTGGGCCAAGCACGTCACGCTGATCGCCACGATCGGCCGATCGCACTGGGTGCTCCTCGAACCCGAGGACATGCCGCCGTCGCTGCGCACCGGGTGGCCGGTCGGCCTCGCGGGCGGCTGGGTCGTCGTGTCGCCATTCGACCGGGCCGCGCAGAAAGGCACGATGGTCACGCTGACCTTGGACGGTGGCCACACGGTGACCGTCGACTCGTCGCGCATCTTGACCGGGCAGAGGTCGGGGCGCCTGCTCAGCGGTGAGCCGTACAGTGAGACGCGGACCTTGATCGAGCAGGCGCTGTTGTCGGATCGGGTCAACACGGCGATGTGGAGCCGCACCGACACGAGCGCTCAGGCGATGAAGATTCTGAGCATCGAGGGCGGCGACCGGCGCCCGGCAATGTCCGAAGGCCAGGCGGCCGACCCGCAGGCACAGACGATTGTCGCGGGGGTGATGGCGACGCTCAAGCGGCGGCTCAACACCATCGTGAGGGTCCGCAAGGACCCGGCCTCGCGGGCCCCGATGGTTGTCGCCGGTCGCGGCGACAACCCGCTGGCCGTCGCCGATATGGGGGTGGACGCCGACGGCGGGCTAGTCGGGTACGGCACGTGGTCCGATGGCCGGATGGCCGTCGGGTTCGGCGTGCCGACCAGCGCCCTCAACGGCGAAGAGCCGAAGTACGCCAACAAGTTCGTGGATCAGATCACCTTCAAGCGCTCCGAGTCGGGCATCCTGGCCCGCGAGGTGTGCGCCGCTGCGATGCCGGTCCTGGCCGCGATCACAGCGGGGACGCCCGACGCGGGTACGATCCTCTGGCTGGACCCGACGCCGCTGATCGAGGAGGCCCGCGACGATGCGGCGTCGGCTCGGGGCACGATGGCCGCCGCCGTGGGTGGCACCCCGGCGACGCTCGCCGAGCGGGTCAACGAGGTGGTGGCCCGCGCCGAGGCCGGCCTGTTCGCTGACGCCGAGATGCTCGTGATGGGCGACCCTGGCGACCGGGACCGCATGGCCGAGACGATGGCGCTGAACGCGGTGGCCGCGGCGCGTGACCTCGCTGCGCTGCTCGATGCCCCCGACGTGGCTGACGGGGTGCGCCGCGAAGCGCAGGACGCCGCGCTTGCCGCGCTCGCCGAGTCGCTCGCAGAGCTGGACGGCGGCGCGCTCGCTGCGGCGATCGGTGTGCCGACGATCGTGCGGCGCATCATCGACAGGGTGAAGCGTGCCGTGTTCGGCGAGCCCACGACCCCCACCGCTGATAAGGGTGAGCCGGATCTCTCGCCGATCATCGACCGCGTTGGCATCTTGCCGTACCTCACCCGGGCGCTGCCCGGTATCGCGCGCGTGTGGGTGTATGGCCTGCCAAGCGATCGCAATTCCCCGTACCACCCACACGAACTTTGCGATGGTTTGGTCGGATACAAGCGGGGAGACTTCCCCGGCGAGGAGCCGAACGGCAAACCGTGCTGGCCGGGCGGTCATAATGGGTGCAAGTGCCATCTGGGTCTGTTGAAGGTAGGTGCGTGATGCGTAGAACCCGTGAGAT